GCCAATGGCCCCTGTTCCTGCAACACCCGTAAGTGTGAGGGTGCTTGTGCCGGTGAGTGTAACAGTGCCAACTGCGCCGGTGCCCGCAACGCCCGTAACATCGACGGCAATAGGAGAGTTCCACGCACCCTGATTCCAGGTGCCCCTCCCCCAGCCTGTGATGTTTGCCAAAGCATTATCCTCTACGCGATCCGGATAATCGCCGTACTAGCAGCGGCAGCAGGAAACGCTATCGTAAACGTACCGGCGGTGCTGGTTTTGTTTCCGCCAAAATCCAGGGCACAAACAGCTTTATCCCCGTTTGTATCGTTATAGATCAAGGCACCCCTGGCTGTAATGGTAGCGGTTGTATAGCTGTGGTCAGCGAAATCGGTGTATCCGGTAGTTCCTGAAGTAGCGGGATTTACGTTAGTTAACGCCGTTCCTCCGGTAACATAACTGCCACTAGACACAACCTCTCCTGTAGTAGTGAAAGCTGTCGTAGCCGCGCCCAAGGTTGCCGTAGTGGAACTCTTCCCCCCACTTCCTATAGCGTATAAAGACAGTTTAAAACTGTTCCCACCAGAGGCATCAAAATCATGGGTGGCAGACAGTAGCTCACCCTTGAATGATGTACACATCGCAGTTGTAATTGCCATCTCAAAGGCTCCTTAAATTATTCGCCAGTTCAGGGAAACCCGCTTCTCTCAACTTGGCGGCAATAGTTGCTCTATCTTGGTCTACAGCATATCTCATGTAGTGGACTATAACCTCATGCACGGTATCTTTGAAAGCAATTGCCTGTTCACGAAGAGGCTCCGGAGCCTCTTTAGATACATAAAGTATCTTGTTTACAGCCATTTGAGCGGCTTCTTCCACCGAAAGACCCCTGTTATCCGTCGTTATTACCTCAACGTCACCTACAGAAAGTGAAACACCTACATCAAACATTTGCGGCTTCTTTCAATAAAACCACCTTATCGTGTCTGCCATACAGGACAGATTCATCTGTCGGCTCAGGAGGAGCGGCTTCTGACTTCTTGGCTACCGTTAAAGAACCCTCTGTGACAGACAAAACCAAAGGATCATCAAGCCGATGATATCCGTAAAGTTTCTCTTCTTCAGGGACGTTAGTGTCCAAAAGGGTGGAATCGTGGGCAACTTCCACCTTCATACCTCGTGCAATGGCCGCTGAAAGCCAGAACTCGGCACAAGCCCTTCCCGCCTCCGCCATAACCAGATTCGACTTATAGGAATAATCAATCCCGTACAGATAGAGTTTCTTGACCTTATAATACATAGCAAAAGCTATGGCATAGGGGACCGTGTTGTTAAAATAGCAAAGTCCCGTATCCTTAACTACTTCTTCAAGAGGATAAAGAACAGCGCCGGGAACCCTTTTGTCCAATGTGCAGGTGTAGATTGGTCCGGGGTGTTCTCCCAAGATTTTTCGCATTGCATCTGTCTGGGCACCCGCATTTTCGGTATCCAAGAACCTTGACGCTGGATCCATCATAAAAACGCGATCATGTTTGATCGGGACCATCATGGAATTGATAGCCCAAACCTCGTCAAACGACTTTCCATTCGCCACAGAAGAAGTAAAAGTGCCTTGTGTCCCTCCAAGTCCTACAATGGCGACCTCTGCGCTGTTCAAATCCTTATTCATCACTGGACAGCTTTTCTGACGACATCGTACCGGTACTGATCCTGCGTCTGCTCGGCTTCCCCTAAATTCTTCAGCCATTGGATGGATTCTTGAAACCGGCTGTTATAAAGCGTCAGTAGTTCCGTTTCACCTTTCATAAAGGTATAGGCTTCCATCAGGCTGCCGTATAAAAGGCATAGCTCCGCATTTGTGCCAAGCCAACTTGTCCCATCATCAGATGCAGTAATAGACTGGGGGCGGTAGAAATAGTGCAGTTCGGCGGCATAGTTACCATCGGGCGTAGGAGCCAGAATAAAACTATTTTCGTCCCAGTCTCCGTAATACTTGGGTACACCCGTGGTGGTTGGGTCGGGCGTGTAATCCTGGATAAAGGTCACATGCTTGTACCTAAGGAACTCGTTATTGGAACTGTTGACAACACTCAGGGAAAAGGGAGCTAAGAAATCTGTCGGCTTCGTCAAGAACTTCCCCGATTGCGTGACCGTACCCGACACATTTTTCCTGAAGTCGTCTAACTGACACTCTTTCAGAATGCGTTCTTCCGCGTTCAGGATAAACCGGGGTAACTGATTTACGAAGGTTGTCTCCGTATTGTCCGTATAATCCTGAATAGCGGTCTTTAATGTCGTAAAAGTAAAAGCCATCTTATGCGCTCACGGTTATGGGGCCCGCAGATGCAACCCCACCGCCCCCTTCTACATCACCCGTTGTTGCGGTCCCACTACTGGCGCTAAACGTGTAACTATTGTCATCAACTTTAGTTATAGAATACCCAACAGAACTTTCAACCGTTGCCGCGGAGAACCCGTCGAAAGGGCTTAGGTCGCGAAACCGAACGGTATCGTCCGTGCTTCTTCCGTGCCCCGGTTCCGTAACTGTTATGGTCGCAGACCCGCTACTTCCCGAACGAAAAGCGTCAAAGGGAAGAAGAACGGTAACCGCCGGTTCCGTCCTGTCAGGCCGTGGATTACGCAAGGCTTGCGGGTCTGCGGGGGTCTTCAAGACCGTTAACTGGGGCTGTTTGGATTCCCATTCGTCCCTGCCAACGAGCATTCCGGTCCACTCTTTCCGCATATCTCTCAAGCGATACGCGGCACCGGAACGGTCTGAAATGCCTAAAGCACGCTTATTTGAAGCAAACCGGGCCATTACCCTGTTCCACTCAGATAGCTGTATGAAGGAACAACACTAAAGCTCGCACGATCTCTGTCTTCCTCGGCGGCTCTGAGGAATTCCTCCTCATATACGGCCTTTAGGAACTGCATCCTATCAGGGGCTCTTTTCATTGAAATATAGTAAGCTAGCCCCGCTGCAAGACAGGGATAAAATCTAAAGGGAACCTCGACGGTGTTTATTGACGAATCCGCATCATCTATTCGGATAAGACGGTCGTATATTATAACATCCGTACTATTCTCAGGGGTGAGCCAAACCTTGACGACAGGCGTTATCTGCCTGTCTACGTAGAACTGTATAGGCCTTCCCGTGGACGATTTTGTAGGAATGCTTAGATAGTCATCCCGGCTAATTCTGCTAATAGAAACATCAGAGCCGCTACGGCGAACTACAGCGGACAAGACATCAATGGTAGATCGAACGTCATCAAGGCTGGGACTTGCACTAATCGTTGTGCTAGCCAAGCTGGTTCCGCCTGTTATGGTCTCCCCGGACGTAAACGTACCCGAGGGTACTGTCAGAGTTACTGTCGTGGCGCTCGGCTTCGTTATAATGGATGCAGTTACCGCGCTGGTTCCGCCTGTTATGGTCTCTCCAAGAGTCAAGCTCGCAGAAGACCCGACCGTGGCAGTTATCGTTCCCGCAGGATACGACGAAATACCAGAAGCAACGGTCTGGCTGACCTGGTTTATAGTCCAGCGGTTAAGGCCGCGATTAGCCCAATCTGCAAACAAAAAGTTCATAGATCGGCGGGCCGTCTCTCCGTCGTAACCTGTGCGAAATTCAAGGCCGCAACGTTCAAAAGCCTCTTCGACGTAGTCTGCTACGTTAGGTTCAAAATCCTTAGATCCAGAAACAGCCATTGTTTTTTAAACCCTTCTTTATCCCCAAAGAGCAGTCTTTACAGCAACCCCCAAGTGTCCCAGGACCATAAACCCTACAGCCCACATAAATTTCTGAGCATTATCCAACGACTTCTGTATGTGGGATAAGTCGTTATTTTTTATAGTATCCAGCTTCTGGTCTAACAACTTCAAGTCTCCGCGAAGCTCTAGGATTTCTAGCTCATTTTTTCGTCCTAGATCCACAACCATGGCTCAAGCCCCTATGCGTACTCTTTCAAACAGTACAGGACTATTGAGTAAGTATCTCCGCTTCCGTGACCCACAGTTGTAAGCTGAATGTCTCCCGTTTTACCACCAGAGGCGGCAACATTAGGAAGACCGCTTATATCTGAATAGTCCAGAGTATCTGAATAGTCCGCTGGAAGTTCTGCCGCGATAACATCCGTGGAGGCGTCCCAGAGAAGTTTTACCCCCATCCCGACATTAGTGAACGTAATCTTCTCGATACGGACACCCGTGCAAGCTGTTCCGTCCTGCAAGGAAGAGAGTGCGGACACATCTACTTTGACAACAGCCGACTCTCCTGTTCCATCACTCGTGTTCGTGCAATAAAGAACAGCTTTTTTAGGCCCGTCTTGCACGGTTGTAGCAGTTACAGCATCCGCCATTTAACCCTCCTTTAGAAGGTTGGGGGGATAACCCCCCGCCCCAACATTGATTATTCAAACGGTGTAGCTAGAGTGCCGTCACCGTGGAGGAAGGCTTCGCAATGCCACACAGCGGCAGTGGTAGCCTTTAAACGGATAATTCCGCCAACCAGCCAACCCTGTGCTGCCGCACCAAGATCAATGGTGTCATCGTCACTTGCATCCGGGATAAAGGTGTTGGTGTCCCCAGCCGTTGCTGGATCAAAAATCTGTGCAAAACCAGAATAGAGATCACTGGCGTTGTCTGTATTAATCTGGCCCGCTCCGGAAAAGGTAATTCCTACAAGGAAAGTGTAGTGGAGTCCTGCCGCCGCGGTTGGCAACGTAACAACAATACCTCCTGCGCGGTTAAGGGTAAAAACTGCGCCGGACTGGGTTGATTCAACATTGTAAGTAGCGTCTGTTATCGAAACTACATTATCATATGCCGAGACATATCCCGTAGTAACCAAATTACCGCTGGTATCTACATCTAAATTGGTTGTAACCACACCCGTAACAGATGCTATGGAAATCTGTTCGAAGCCGTTTTCCGAACGAACGGGACCGTTAAAAGTCGTGTTAGCCATTGGCTATCCTCCTTACGAGAGATATGCCCTAGAGTCTTCGTAAGCGTCTGCTGGGACAGTCGCTAGGGCTATGATTCCCAGAAAGTGGGGGAGAGTTTCCTCTCCCCCTTTTCTTACGCCGCTCCGGGGGACCCGAAGATGCCGCGAGGATCGGACCAGCCAAACGCATAGCGTTCGCGAGCCTTATACCGCACGTTACCAGTGTCGAAGTCGCCTTCCATAGAAGTCCGCACAGCCGTCCGGTTAAACCCTTTCAGGCCGTTCGGGGCATCCGTCATAATGAAAAACGCATCCGTGTCGTTGAGGAAGTGGTTAACGGCATAACCTTCCGGAAGCATTCCCATGTTCCGAACGGCGTTAATGTCGTTATCCGCAGTACCGGGGCGAAGAGTGGACTCAAGTAGACGATCCGCCGTGA